CGGCGACGAGCCGCCCCCGACAACGGGCGGCGGCGGCATCGGGTAGTAGGGGTCGTAGTCGGCCATCGTCGAGCGCACGACGACCGAGTCGACGCGGTTCGAGACGCCCGCCCCGCCTGAGTCCTCTTGGATGCCGAGCAGCAGCGCGCGCAGCGCTGCAGTCAGCGCGACGATCGAGCCTGCGTTCGCCTGCTCGCGGTAGAACGACGTCTCGACGAGGATCGCTGCCTGCAGTGCGACGCACTCTTTGATCCGGCCGTAGAGGCTCTCTTGCAGGTAGTCGGGCAGCGGGCCGAGCACGAGCGTCGTCGCTTGTGCGATCAGACCCTCGCACTGCGCGTCTGTCGGATTCGTGTCAGCTGTGAACACGCCGAGCTGCGTGCCCGCCTCGTCGATCGTGCGCGTCGCGACGAGCAGCGCGACGTCGTCACTCGTCGGCGTCACCGCCTCGATGTCGATCGGCGGGTAGCTGAGCTGCTCGGGGTAGGGAAACTGGCCGACGCTCACGACGCGTTCAAGTTCTGGTTAGAGACGGGCTGCGTCTCGGGGTCGTCGCCCATGTCGGGCGCTTGCATGTCGAGTCGGTGATCGAGCAGCGGCTGGAACTTGTCGCGCAGCGTCATCGCCGCGATCGGGTTGCCCTGCAGCGAGTCCTGCACGACGACGCGATACGCCGCGCGCTGCTGACGCTGACGCTTGAACAGCAGGCTGCGGTTCAGCTCGTCGACGTCGAGCGCGTGATCAAACAGCGGTGGCTCGTAAGTGGTCACGAGAGGCCGGTGCGGCCCGACACTTCGAGGCGGATCTCAGTGCCGGGCCGCGCCGCTCCTATGCCGTCACAAGCGCCGCCACCGGGTAGCGCTTAGTCGGGTCGGGCTGATCGAACCTGATCTGGTTGGCGACTTGCCAGCCGACGCGCATCGTGAAGCGCATCGCGACCATGTCCTGCTGCGGCAGGTTGTAGACGATCGCGCCCGTGTTGTCCTGAATCACCGCTTGGTCGAGGAACTTGACCGTGATATCGCGACGCAGCCCGATCACGAACTGATCGCTGAACTCGCCGACGAACGCTTCGACCGCGCCCGTGCCGCTCGGCCAGAGGCCGCGCATCGGGTAGCTGATCGGCTGACCGAGGTACTCGGTCAGATCGGGGTTCAGACCGTCGAGACGATCGCCGAGCGTGTTACGCGCTCGACGCAGCTTCCCGCGCAGTGTGCGGTTGGCGATGATGCGATCGAAGTCGAACCCTTCGGTTTCGAGCAGCCCGATCGTCTGGTCGAGATCGTCCTGTATCCCGCCCGCGTCCTGCGCTGCGCCCTCTGTGTGCACGTTGCCCGGCGCGGGCAGCACTGCGCCGCACGCTGCGAGCACGTTCGGCGGGAACGACGCTGGCGCGTTGATCCCGAAAAACACCGCTTGGTCGATGACGCGCGCCATCTCAGCGACGATCGTCGGCTGGATCTCAGTCCAGACGTCGAAGCCGCCGTCGATCCCCGCGTCCTGCAGATCGTCGAGCACCGACTCTGGAATCGGCGCGATCGCCGCCAGCTCTTCGACGTTGAGGTACTTGTTGCCCCACGCCATCTCCGTCGTCTGCTTGAGGCCGGTATCACCGGCAACCCAGTAGGCGACGGGCAGCGCCGAGAGGATCGGGAAGCGCGTCTGCGCTTGCGCGACCGGCACGCGACGGAACGACGTCAGCGCGACCGACGTGTCGACGAGTGAGACGAGAAACGAGTCGAGTACGTCCTCGGGTAGAAGCGGCTGGATGTCAGTCCGCGACAGTTGGTTGTTGTACGCCATCGCTTATGACTCCTTGCGCGTCTGACGCGCGGCCTTGCGCTCGGTATGAGCTGCTCTGACGCTCTGTCCCTTCGCCTGAGCCGCTTCCTTGAGTTCGTCGAGCTGAGCGTCGACCTCGGCCCGCTTCGCCTCTAGAGCGCTCTCAAGCGCGCTCGGTGATTCGGGTCCGCTGGTGAGCGCGTACTCGTCGCGATCGCGCGCGTCAGCGGTGCCCCGGTAGCCCTGAGCCTCTGCCTCTTCGGCGGACTCGACCGGGTCGGCCGTAGCGGCCTCGCCGTCAGTCATGGCGTACTCCCTATGTCAGATGTCGCGTGTCGGTTATCTGCGACCAGCGGCCTGAGCGATGACGTCGTTCATCGTTCGGGGCCTCTGGACCGGTCGCCGCGCACCGCTTGAGAAGTTCGCGCGCTGCTCTGACCCGTTGCCGGGCGGCAGGCCGAACTCTTGAGCGAGCTTTTTGGCGTCCTCGACCAGTGCTTCGCGCGTGTCGCCTTGCAACCGACTGGCGTGCTGAGAGATGCCCTGCTCGGCCGCGACCTCGTACTTGAGCAGCGCCCGCTCGGCGCGATCTGCTCGCGTCGACAACGACGCGAGTTCTTCGTCGCGTCGCTGCTGCTCGGTCTTGTCGCGGTCCTCATACGCCTTGGTCTTGTCGCGCAACTCGTTGCGCTCAAGTCGCAGTCGCTTAGCTTCTGCGCGCAGCTTGCGAATCTCGGGATCAACCGACCCGTCGTCGCCGTGCTGGTCGTCCGTCTCGCGACCGCCACCAAGGGCGTCGTCGTCGTTGGGCTCCTGGCCCGACTGCTGCTCTGACTGAGGTGGATCTGCCACCGGGCGCGATCATACCGGCGCGCCACGGCGGTCTAAGCGGGTACGGCGGCGGGCGCAGCGTTGTTCGCAGCGGGTGCGGGCTCGGCGTTGTTCTGCTGCGTCGCGTGCGCGCCGGGCGTGATCGGCACGCCATCGGGGCCGAGCACTGCGGGCGCTGCAGGCGGCGTCGCTGCGCCCTTCGGCCCGCCCGGTGGCAGACCCATCAGATCGCGCGCTTGTCTGATCTGCTCGGGCGTCCAGCCGAGCATCTGCCAGGTCATCTCGATCGGCACCGACAGCGACTGACGCATCTGCACCGCTGCCTGCACGAGCACCGCGAGCGACTTCGATTCGGGGTCGGCCCATATCACTTCGGCGCTCTGAGCGTGCCCGCGCGCTTGATCGTTGACCGCGAGAAACGCGGTGCGCATGATCTCTTCCCAAGCGTCTGAGTAGCTGAGGATCTTGCCCTTGACGCGATCGACGAGCCCCTGATCTGCGGCATGCATCGCGTCGGCCGCGAGGTTCGCCATCTTGCCCTTGAGGTAGTAGACCGGGGTCTGCGTCTGCGCGGCCAGGTGGTCGATGTACAGCTCGATCGGCGCGATGTAGTTGTTTACGTCGCCCATCTGGAACGAGCCGAACGTCGTGTCGCTTGAGTCGGCGCGCACCATGCGCGTCTGCGCGAGCATCAGCTCGACCTCGCGCCCCGACAGCTCGCGCCCCGTGTTGTCGACGGCCCGCTCCCAGCCCGTCGCCCAGCGCTGCGGGTACGCGTGAAACTCGCTCGACACTTGCATGTCGAGGCAGTACTTGTTGACCGCGTCCTGAATCGGGATCGCAGTCACGAGATCGGAGCAGCCGCCGTCGAGCAGGTCGGGGTTGTTGACGATCGAGATCAGCGGCACGACAGCGATCGGGTTGGGGCTGCCGCCGATCTGCTGCCAGCTGACCTTGTTCATCGTCGACGGGATCGGCGTGCCGGTCTGGTCGTAGATGACGATCTCGTTGCCTGTCGGCGACGTCGGCGAGCTGAGCGCGCGCGCTGAGCGGAAGTTCGTCACCGAGTCAGCGAGATACACCGTCGCGTATGCGTGATTGTCCCAGTCGTCGGCCCAGCGCTTGATCGCCGCCATGCGCTTGTTCGGGTTCGCCGGGTCAGCGAACACGTAGCACTGCGTCGGGTGCTCGCCGGTCATGACCGGCGCTGAGTTGAACGGGTCGTCGTCGTCTGGCGGCGCGACGAGCACGTATGAGAACCCGAACTTGCACGCGTCGATGTGCAGGATGCGCGAGATCGCGTCGAAGTTGTTGGCCTGCCACATTCGCCACGCGTCAGCGTCAGCGTCAAGCTCCCACGTGTTTTTGGTCGTGTCGGGGTCGAAGCGGAACCCCTGAATCTCCATGCGCGAGACGGGCGCGTCGACGACGATCTTCATCCAGTTGTTCGCGAGCGGCGAGTAATACCGAGCGAACGCCTCGCGGAACTTCTGCGTCGCGAACGCGAGTCGCTGCTGCCCGTCGTAATACTGGCCCGGCTCTTGAATCGAGTCGACTTGCGCGTCGAGCTTCGGCTCAAGGTACGTCAGCCAGTCGGTTGGCGAGGTAGGCGGCATCAGCTCAAGTGCACCGTCCGCCTCGGTGGCCTCTGGTTGCGCATCGTAACCGCTCGATCTGCAGTCATCGCCAAGCTGACAGCGCCGTCGATACGTTCGAGCGACTTGCGCTTCGAGATGCGCCAGCCGCCGCGCTCAGTCGGCGCGATCACAGCAGCAA